AACGGAATCGACAGGCCGGCGACCTCCCATACAAAATACCAAGGCGAAATCGGCGAAATATTTGTATCCGGTCGTCGAGCTTGAATCTTTCCCGGTCTGAGTTTTGATCGGTTGCGCTTTCGGATTGTACGCCGGCGAGATGTAATTCCCGGCGACGTAATTGCGGCCGGCTAGATACGGAACGGGAACAGCTTGTTGATTGCTGTTAATCTGATCATTGGAGATATTCGCGAACTTTTTCGGTTCGGGAGGTTGCTGCGCGCTATTTCCCCAGAGCAAACTCATAGGATTTGCTCGGCGGGAGTGCTAGGTGTCCCACTCCCGCCAGTCGCAGCTGCTTTTGTCGCACCTGTCCCACCGTCATGCTTAGAATTCGGTTTCAAACGAAATGCCGCAACTAAATGCCGGCTGAAGGTTGAATCTTGGATCGTTCCCTCGATTACCCCGACGCGAGGGATCGCATTCACAAAATGAAGGTCCGCGTCGATGATCACCGGCATGTGGAAAAGAGAGAAATGGCGAAGTACAAGAATATCTCCCGGCTTAAAAAAATCGCGCGGCGTTTCTGCATATGGGTCTTTCGCTACCTCAGGAATTTCTAATTCCACGAGGATCTCTTTCAACCGGCGGCTCTGAGGATTGTCGATCTTACCTCGCAACCAATCGAGAATCTTTTCGCCTGTGGCATTAACCGCCTGATAATCAGCCGGTTCTCTTTTGAAAACGAATTCTTCGCTCGCGCCGATCCGATGCATTATTTCCTGGACGAGACCGATGCAATCGATTCCACCACCCATTCCTTTGAGGTCCGGCTTTGGCATTTCAACGCCTTCAGGCGGATCCATTTGATAGTACTGAGCAAAGGGAGTTCCTACCCACGACATTGCTTCGAGGTAAAGCGCGCGCGCTGCTGCCGGATCGTCGAAATAACTCGGTTCACTCATCCTTTTTTACCTCCCTGCGTCTGGATCGGTTTCATCGCTTTTACTCCCGGATTGACATCAGGAACGTAAGCGTGTCCGCCGAAATTAATTCTGTTACCAAATTTCGTGTCGCATTGATCGATGCTGCCATCGTACCCGGGATACATGGACACAACTCCGTTTGCGTGTGCTTTCAGTATGGGACGATCGATTGTGAGATTCACGTTGTTCCCGCTGCCGGCAGAGGAATGTAAGATGCCGCGGTGTTCAAGCGTGTTGCCGCTTCCGGTATCTAACCATCCACCGGCGAAATAATCTGTCGTCTTGGCATGACCGGTCACGCTGCTAACGGTGATTGTTTGCAGCGTCCGGTTACCGTTGGCGTCGAGCGAAGGTGTTCCCACAAAATTGCCCTGGATCCGAAACGCGCTCGCTGCCAGATGCGTCGGAGGACTGAACTGGACATAATTGTCCGACACCGAAAGAAGGAATCGCGGGAATTTCCGGTCGAACAAATTTCCGAAAGGAATCGCGGTTGCTTTGTAATCCGAATTAACGCTCCAGACATCTCCGTAAAAACGCGACACCGCGGTTCCTGAACTCGGATTAACCGCGTTCACTTCGACGATTTCCACAGTGAGGATCCCGTCGAGTGCAAACGGCCACATTTTATTCAGCGGATTGCCATCGAATTTGAAGCTCTTGAAATCAATCTGCTCCTGATCTAGACGCAGTCCGACTTTGACAGTTTCAAAACTGAATGGGCCGGGAACATATGTTCCCTGATAAGTCCCGCCAGGAACATGGATCGTATTTTCGTAGCTAGTGAAACGATCAACCCGGACACCGACCTCCGTGAAAATGAATAAATATGCAGGTTCAGGCAATGCCGGCGGAGTATTCGCGTACTCGTGAGGCAATTCCTGGAATTTAATTCGAGTCGTCGCGAGATAAGGACTGATATAGCTCCATTCCAAAGTCGCTTCCTGGAATCGGGATAACACGAAATGACTCACGTTCGTGTTATTCGCGGAATGCGCTCCAACATTTTGGGAAGCAATCAATCGCGTCTCATTCGGCGGAGCATCGGTCACTCTCACGATCTGATACGGATCGATAGCGTCCTGAGGTCCAATGAAGCAGATAAAAGGATCTCCCGGTTGAGCTTCCCGGCCGGGATCAGAAAACTCGCTATGCTCGCATTGGATCCATGTTAAATGGCCGGCAACAGGAGTGTCGTTTAACATCCTTAAATCGCCGCGGAACGTTGGCATGAAAAATCGCAGCGTCGTTGCGCGCCGATCGCGCCAGAAATATTCTATCTTCCCGATGGTTGCTCGATCCGCCTGGTAAAATTCCAGTTCTTGTCCGCGCGCATTGCGATGATCGTACGCTCGCTGCTGTTCTGAGCGCAAAAATCCGATCTGCTGATAAACGATGTCCGGCATTTCGGTCCAATCGAGTGGCCGGGAATGATTGGGGATGATGTCCCATTTGCGCGTCCCAGAGAAATTGGCGATATGCGGACCGACAACTGGCAACGCGATCGCAGCGGGACTTAGCCGGTAAGCGAATGCGGAACTTTCTTTCAATTGAAATTGCACTTCCATGCATTCGTCGGTGATCGCTTCCGCCTTCGGCCGTTGCTCAAATTTCCCGAAAAGTAGCGGATACATTTTACTACCGGCCGGATAATTGTGAGTCACGCCGATCTGCAGACGCGCGATCATGTTCCCGTTAACGTTCAGCGTCGCGACAGTAACAAATTCGAAAATTGAAAAATCATCCGTGGCGATCAACCAGGTCGTCCCGAATCGTGCCGGCAAATCGACAAGCAATATCTGAGTGGTTCCGACGTTCTGTTGTCGCGCGGTTTCGCACGCGTCCATCCATAAAGGCGCAACAATTGTTTCACCGCGGATTCTGGTAAGGAATAGGCGCAGTTCCGTCGAGTCCGCGGCATCTGCAAGATACGAAGTCCAAGTCATTTTGTAGCGCGCGCTCTGCGCGAAATTCCGACGCGATTCGTTGAAAGTGATCGCTTCCTTCGAAACATCCGTCGGCAAATCCAACGCGAGCGTGACCGCAGTACCCCAATTTGGAGGCGCGGCCAGGAATCCCATTTGCTGTCCTGTGACTGTAACGATTCGAGCTATCATCCAATGCCAAGATCAACGCGTCTCCCTTTGACTGTGTCGAAAATGATTTTCTGACCTTCTTTGCTAGCCATGTGCTTAGTCAAAGCTTTCAGGTCCGTGAAAGCGTAGATGTGAACTCCGCCGAATAATCCGGCCGCGGATCCTCCGCCGATGCTGGAGAGAGATCCGCCGCTATGCATCCGCCGGCGAATCAAACCTCCAAGATGAACTTCTTCCTTCGCGGGAGTATGCACACTCACTTTCATCGGTTGGCCTTCTGGAGTCCATCCGCCGGCCGGCACTGCCATCGGAACATTTCCAACCCCGGGATAATTCACCCAGAAAGTTGGAATTGCAGTTGGACCGAATGCCGGCGGACCGAATGACGGAGTTGTGCCGTAGCCGCCCGAAATCATTTCGAGAATACGGGCCGTCCGCGGATTATCCACGATGTCGCCACCTGTAGCTTCCGTTGAAGGTCGATCTCCTCCTGGTCCCCCGCCTTCAGGCGGACTTAATGGCGGAGGTTCGATCTCAGGATCATGCCCTCCAAATCTGTCGTACCACAATCCGCCCGGACCCCATTGCCACCGGTCGCCTATATCGCCAAAGTCATCACCACCGCGGTGCATCCGCTTGATCATTCCGCCGGAATGAAAACTGCCAGAATTAAGTCCGAGGAGAAAATCGGTCATCCCTGGACGTTGCGCGACGCTGCGCTGAATCATTATCTCGCCTTCTTGCGCGATGATTGGCACTTCGTCATACGAAAGTCCGCCGGCATGCATCCGTCGCATGAGTCCGCCTTTGTGTGCGATTCCTCCGCCGGCACCCATCGCTTCGACTGCTAGGAGTGCGGCAGCAATCGCGCCTGGTGCTTGATACGCCGCGGATCCTTCTGTGGCGATCGTCGTCAACGTCGCTGCAGGTGCCATCGCGGCCGATATCAGAGTGCCGCTTGTTTGCGCGCCTTTAACCGCCATCGCGTTATTGATTGCCATCAGCACTTGCTGCAAAATCAGATTCTCGATTAGCCGTAGACCTAACAACACTAACTGCTGCAAAAGTTGTTGTGCGTTGAATTTCCCGGTGACGAGAAATTGATTCATCGATTCCAACGCGGTGTTAACACCGGATTTGATAGCGTCTCCAACCTGGTTGATCACCGGTCCCAAGCTGTTTGCCCATTGCGCGATAAAAGCGCGCATCGGTTGCTGCAGTCCCTCGATTTTTTGGCGCACCTTATCGAGTTCAAATTGAGTGTTCTGAATCTTCGCGTTTACTTCTGCCAACTGGGGAGCATTTAACGGACCTAACGAGCCGCCTCTGATCGCGTTTAGCTTCGCGAGTTCCTTTTCCAGATCCGTTGCTTCTTCTTTCGCTTTTTGGAGAAGTTGTGTCTGCTTCTCATCGATCCCCATGAATGGCGCGCCGGCAATGAGTGCCTGGTCCTGCCTCACTTTCGCCATGACCGCGTCGAGTTCATGCAACGCCGCAGCGAGAAGTTTTGCCTGGTTAGCGCGATCGGTTGCTTCTGTCGTTTCAGGCGGAAGGACTGCTGTCTGTCCATATTTCTCGTTGAACTCGCGCCAGATTCTCTCCGCAATAGTTTCCGGCTGAAACATATTGTGGAGGATTTGTTCGATCTCGCCTTTTTTAGCTTCAGTCTCTTTCTTTAGACCGCCGGTGATTCCCTCGACAAAGAGATGCGTGAATAATCCCGCTTCAGCGGTTGGGTTTATCGCGGTGAAAAGTAATTTCCAGATGGTCGCCCAATCGCCATTCTTGAACGCGTTCATCAACCCGATGAACTCGGCTTTCGCGCCAAGGAAGAGTCCTCTGACCAAAATGGGACCGAGATTGATAAAGAGATTGGTCAGCATCGTGACGGTATCGATGCCGATCTCATCCAGCATGATATGCCAGGACAACGCGATCACTTGCTGCCATCCGCCTTTTGTAGCTACTTCGGTGAATGCTTTTTCAATGTCGGTGACTTTGTGGACGATCTCGGTCAAAGGATCCAGTATCGGCTTTCCGATAGTTGCTTCGAATCCCTCCCACGCGGTCTTCATCGCTTCGACTGCGCCTTCGAAAGTGTTTCTCTTTTCCTCGAAGCTATTGGCGAAACGACCACCTTCTTCTGAGGTCTCGCGCAATGCTCTGTTGAGATCTGCGAAAGTAATTTGGCCGGCTTTAAACATTGCCAGTAATTGGCCTTGTGTTACGCCGAAATGATCTTCCAGAGTTTGGAGAATTGCCGCAGTCGCTTGCCCGAATCCGCCCATGCCGCGGATCATCGGCTCAGTCTCATTTGTGATAGCTTGGCGTAAACGTTGATACGCGCTCGCCATGTCCTCGAGCGAGACGCCGGTTCCTACCGCGACCTTGCTTAATTCAGTGAGACGCGCGCTAATGTTCTCCGCGGGAGTGCCTATCAACAGAAGCGACTGCGCGGCCTTAGCTAACGCGGTGTTACTGACGACGCCGAATTGCTGCCAGAGAGAATTCATTCCCTCCAGCACATCTCTAGCTTCCGCCCCACTATCTTTTAGGATCTGAAAAAAAGGGAATTCTTCTGTCTGAATTTCTGCCGCTTTTTTTGCGCTATCGGTGATGACCTCGACGAGCGTCTCGCCGATTTTCTTCATTCCGTCGACGATCTGTTCAAGGCCGACGTTTGCGCCGGCCATCTTCAGAATGTCGCCAAGACCGAGAGCAACTTTCTGTACCTCCTCGGTTTTCTTTTTAAGATTATCCAGACCGTCGATGGCCTTTTGCAGGTCATCGAGCTTGCTCGAAATCTCTACCAGGATCTTTAGTGAAGCATCATCGGCCATTAGGCGAATGTCCCATGTTATCGAGCGCAAAGCGGATATCCGCTAGCGTCTTATCCGGCTTATCAGTGTGTGGTATGAGCGAGATGTTCAGATCGAGATTCTTTTCGAATCCCATATGCTGGAGAGCAGTCTCATACCACATGATCAGTTGCGGTCCGCTGAATTCGGCGACTTCGCTGGGGGAGAGTTTGTAGAAAGCGGCGACTTCGGAGCAGAGACGACCGATCCCAAAACTTGCTGGAGCGCGTCGAGTTTTCTTTGCAGATCCGCCACTACTCCGGTGTTCATCATTTCCATCCATTTTGCCCGTCGCCGGCACCAGGCATTCAAGAAATCTTTGTTGATCTCCATTCCTTTTTCGATGATTTCGTTCGCGCTCGCGAGCGTCAAGGTGTCGCCCCATTCGTACGGCTTATCGCACAGAATCGAGATCTGATTCGCTTCGTCCACGATCCTGGTCATAAAAGATTCCAGTTTCGTCACCGGGATCTGCCGGACTTTCACGGTCGCCACACTTCCGTTAAGGAATGTGACGATGATCTCTTCGCCACCGGCAATTGTGATTAGCCGGTTGCGTTCTTCCGCTTGTCCGTCAATTTCTGGTTTCGGTTTTTCTTGCGCACTTTCGCGCGCTTCGTCCGCCATTGGGTTCGCTTTGATCATGTCCATATTTATTCTTACGTTGAGTTGCTCGCTCATTGCAATCGTTTAACCGTCATCGCCGCGGTTAACGTCGCTTTTAATTGGTAGGCACGATAATCATCCGGCTTGAACGTCCCAGCGTCCGGGATTGTGATCATGCACGGAAGCGTGAAGATGTAGCGCGATGGCGGAATCGCGTCGGCCGCGACAGTATTGCCACCGTCACCGGAATCATCTTCGCCATGTATTTCGAGAGTGCCGGATTGATTCAGAACCTGCAACGCGGTCGCCTGGTCATATCGAATCGATGGACAACTATAGGTCAGAGCGCGCGCGCTGCCGTCGGCGACAGCACTTCCAAGCATCCAATAAATTTTGCCGGCACCTCGGTCAAGCATGTAGTCGGTTCCTTCCAAAGATCCGCTTCCAATTGAGCAATTGAACAGACCGTATTTTCCAACACTGAAAACCGCGCCTTTTTTAGTGTTGAACCCAAACGATGCTCCGGTCTGCGCGGCTTGAACGAAATCGGCAAGCTGCGTTCCTAGCCAGAGATAAGGCATGAGCGGAGTCACAAACTCGTCCGCGGTGATGGTCCATGACCCCAGACTCGCATACGCATCATCGCGATCGAGAAATAGGACTCCGCGTCGCGCCTTCCAATGTTCTTTGGTCTTTATTCCAAAGTCCGTCTTGAACATTTGCACGTTACCGAAATCAACTCCCGTGGTTGCACCGGTTGGAGTAAAATAAGCGCGTCCCGTGAGACGTTCTCTAGAGTAGGCATCTTCGTAATCCATACCCTGGCCCTTTCTACTCCAGAATTACTGGAGACGGTTCACCGTCATTGCTGCTGTCGCAGTCGCTTTGATGATGATTTTTCGATAATCGTCGTACTTGAATTCTCCACTGTCATCGCTTGAGAGAATGCACGGAAGTTGGAACACGTATCGCGATGGCGGAATCGCGTCTGTTCCTGTCGTGCTTTTTCCTTGGCCTGAATCGTCTTCGCCATGGATCTCAAGATTGCCGTTGCGATTGAGGATCTGCAGCGCGGTGATGCTATCATAGGTGATCGCTGGGCAACTGTAGGTCACAGTGCCAGGACCATTGGTGATCGTCGAACTGAGCGGAATATAAAGCTTTCCTGCACCGCGATCGATCACGTAATCGTTGCTATATCCTTCAACCCAACTGCCCACCGGAGCGGTTACCGATGCATTGAAAAGTCCGTACTTTCCGATGTTGAGTGTTCCGCCTTTTAGTGCTGCTGACATGGTGAACGCGAACGAGGAAGCGGTTGCGGCCGATTGCACTACGTTCGGATTAACAGTTCCGGCCCATGCATAAGCAAGGATCGGACTAACGAACTCATCGAGAGTGAGATCCCAAACGGGTTGCGCGCTATAAGCGTCAAACCGATCCAGGTTCACAATTCCACGACGAGCGGAATAATGTTCTTTGCGCTTGATACCAAAGGCAATTTTGAACATCTCGACGTTCCCAAGATCGACGCCTTGACTTACGCCGAGTGGGGTAAAGTACCCTCGACCGGAGAGACGTTCCTTGCCGTATGGTGCTGAATAATCCATATAAGGTTACTCCTTTTGTTGTTTGTTACGCCTCTACTTTTTGTGCTGTTCCGCCTTGGGCGAGGCATGCTCAAAGTGGAAAGTGTTTGCGTCCTTTTTGTCGGAGAACGCGCAGATCGCGCCACCGCTTTCGAAGGACACGCTAGCTTCGTCGGCATTGAATACCTGCGTTATTGTCGCCTTATGGGTTTTACCCTCCGGCGATACGTAGATAACCTCCTGACCGACTGTTAGGTATGGATGGTTCATGTTTTATGTTACTGCTTTCTTTGATAGATCGAACGTACCACCAGTGGTCAGTCCGATTGTTGAAGTGTCCAGTTTAAATAGGACGGGTTGAAATACGATTGGAGTAATGGAAGAAGTCAGAGCGAGACTTGCCGGCGCGCCTAACTCATCACAGGTCAGAAGATAAACCAAATAAGTTCCAGTCGGCGCGCCACTGATGTAGTCAGTCCGGACCATGTCGACGAATTGATCCGCATTGGCATTCTCAAGTTGTCCGGCAACTAGGGTCAGATTCGCGATGCGCTGCGCTATGATGAGTCCGGTCTCTGTATTCTTCAGCGGCGTTGCGCTCAAATCATAAATGAGAGTAGGATCCGTGTTGTCGAGTGCGACAAGAGTCAGCGTCAGCGGAACTCCATCTACAGTGAGAGACGTCACATCTACCCATGTCCCGTAGCAGCGGCAAATCGAATGTGAAGCCGGCGCACCAGGAATAATTGTAGAAGGTCCGCCAGTCGGTGAATAAGGAGCAGTGAGCAGGATCTGTGTTGCGCCGGCGAGCGCGGCCATGCCTGCTGTATATCCGGCAACATTCCAATTCGCAGTATTACTGGAATCGTACACAATCATTTCTTCAGCACCTGCAGGTGGAGTGGAATCGATACGGAATACCGCGAACGTGGCACTTGGTTGCGTCACTCCGCTCGAAGTCGGAGTGCCGGCGACGCCGGATGCGATCCAAAGATAGACCACATTGGCGAGGGACGTCCCAGGTTGCAGCGGTACTGTAAAAATCATGCTTCAATGAACCAGTATTCAACAAATGGAGTTCCTGATGCTCCCTTGGCGTTGATGGCAGTCACGCCAGCATTGCCCAAAGCAATCATCCCCGGTGGGATTGTCATGTATTCGACCGTGCCGAAAGTCACCAGAATATTGATGGTCGCATCCCGGTTTTTCATATAGAAAAATCCGATGGTTCCGATATTGCCTTTGGCTAAGGCAGTATTGGTGGTGGTGAGTTGCTGCTTGTCGTGAACTTGATGGAGGCCCGTAACACTCAGGTTTATGATTCCCGGCGCGAACGAATCGTTATACGGATCTTTTATGTAACTGAAAGACGATAAGTTGATTGTGATTTCGTTTGGCATGTGTTTGTTCCTTTTAAGGTTTAACTACTTCGATTGTTCCTCCGAATGTGCGGATATGCGGTGTTCCAGTGGTGCTGCTCATTGCCCAAGTAAGAGAGAGATCACTCGCGACGGTGGTATCGCAGGAAGTAACTGCTGTGGCACCTGTGTTATCTGCATGAGTCGTTTCTGCTCCTGTCGTGCTTGTGCTTCGCTCGATATAATGCGATTCCGCCATTGCCGATCCGGCTAATCCGCTGCCCAGCGTTCGAATTGTCACCATTGCATCGAAGCTATAGGCGCGGTTGGTGTTTGCAGTGGTGCTGGCATTAAAAGTCGGAGTCGCCAATATCGGACTGCTTCCCCATTTCAGTTTTGGAGTGAAGGTGATTGCCGTCGTGCCGTTATCGATGTTTCCCCAGGTATGAATTCTGAAAACGGTTCCTACGGCAACCGAATTTGCAGGAACCGTATATTTGATGTGAACCGTGTCTGTAATTGCGGTTTGATCGACCGTGGTAGTGACCGTGGTTCGTCCGCCGAAACCAACTTGCGTGACCGCGAATGATTCAGTCGTCCCGGAATCATTAGAGAAAACCAACCGACCAGTGGTGTCGATAATCACATCTCCAGTGCCAGGACCGCGAATTTCAAAATCGCCGGCACCCACAACACCGGCAGTGCTGAAGCCGGTACTGTAAAGCGCAAATTTCATCGAACCGGCATCGTTAGCCAACGAGATTTCGGTATCTGCAGCGTTTCCGTTACTTTGATTTTGTAGTACCAGTGTCGCCGCATTGGTATTCTGCGCGTCGTAAGTTTGAAGATGTGATGCATTAACGGTCCATCTGCTATCAGTGAGAAGATTTCCGCTAGCGTTCCCCCATGCCGATAATGCACCCGTGGTCGACGTATTCGGACCTTGAACTCCTCCGCCTATCGCCGACGCAGTGCTGACTGCTAACGTCCCATCTCCATTGGTGGTAACGACGTAACCGTTTGTATTTAAACCTGGGATCTTTACGCTGCTCCCACTCCAATCGAGCCGAGTCGACGTTCCGTCGGCCGCGGTCAATGTTCGCGCAGTCGCGTTAACTGATAATTTGTTAACGTTGTCGTACAGTGGAGCGAACAACTCGAGATTTGCCCCACTCCAGTTTAAAACGACGGATCCACCGATGCTCATCGTCTCTGCGCCGAAATCCCAACTGGAAGTCGATGCACTGTCAGTGATCACCGGTGCGAGCATCGTTCCACCGTTATGCCATTTGCTATCAGTGGTGCTGAACACCAATGGTTGCCCGTTTGCCGGCGAAGTGATGCTAACATCACTCAATCCACCTATGGTCGTCACCGGCGGACGTCCCGCTTGCGGAAATGCCGGTGTTGCCAATAACAATCCAATTAGAATCCAAATGGAATGTAAGAAGATTTTCATGCTACAGTTAGCTTGGCGTTGAATCGGACGTTGTAGACCAGGAGTGGAGTGTCTGACACCAACGCAAACGGAGTTTCGTCGGCTTCGATATTCGTGATCCGTTGGTTCGTTGGCGACCATAGATGCAATCTGAGCATGCAAAATTGCACCAAGTCTAAAGCTGAAATCTGAGTCCCGGCGTCGCCGCGATTCACTGTCACGTTCTCCTGAATTTGGATTTCGATCGGGCAACGAAACGAGATCGGGAATATTCCCATCTTGTAGAGTTTTCCTCCGCCGGGAGTCACCACAATCCCGATGATCCCCACTTTGCCGGTTGCTCTCAGCACCACATTCGCCAAGTCGCCGATATCCTCCGAAACCCATTTCACCTGGCCGGCATGAGGAGTCAGTGACGGAACTTTCTGATCCGGCGCAATTAACCGCGCGATTATCGATTCCTGCAGATCTGAAAATACGTTCACAGATTTTTCGCGGTGGATTTGATTTCATTGATGACTGATTTGCTAATAACCGCAGCACTCTGGGGCGACGCGACTTCAGTGGTAAATGGCGCGCGCGCCGGGATCACTGATTTGCGGGTAAAAATTGTTTTGTCTCCGATCTTAAAAACCAGGAATGGAGCGTTTACTGGCGTGATCGTTTTTCCGTATTCATGGACTTTTGCATAGAAGACGTTTGAACCGACGGATCCGACCACTTTGTTGCCGGTGATCACGGAAGGTTCCGCGCGCGCAGATTGTCGCAGCAATCCTTTTCTTTCTCCTAACCTGTGCTCGTCAACTGGATACGGTCCGGTGCCGCTGAGTCTATTCTCCTGGATTTTTCCGCGCACCAATTGAAGTCCGGTGTCCAATCCGCGTCGGATCGCTTGCGGCCATTCAGACGGGAATTTCGCAATCTTCTTCAACGCCTCCAGACTGTCCGGAGTGAACGCGATTTTTATTGAAACTGGATCGGGCATATCATTGTGAATTGAATTCTTCTTCTGTCGCCGGGATTGAAATGCAGGAGCAATTGATTATGTCTTCAGGAGATCCGTTATCGTCGTGCGGATACATCAATTCAGGATCTCCACTGCCCGGAAAAGGTTCATCAAACGGAACGACTAGTCCGTCGATCGCAACGTGATATGGCCGCGGCACTTTGCTCGTCGCTCCGTGCAACCATTTCTTGTATTGAATGCCGGCGGCTTGCGCTGCTGCATTTGACGCAAAACTGTACGCCGCGGCCGTTTCATTATCCGCAATGACATCCGCGCGGCCGGAATCTATTTGGTCGAAAGTATCGCTGATCCTCTGAGAAAGTTGGTCAAGCGATTCGCCGGCATTGAGTCCTTCAGTTAATTGTTTTTGGATCTCCGTGAAAACGTCGTCTGAAATTCCGGAAAGCAGGTTCTGCCGGGATGCGATATAATCCAGTACCTGCTGTGCCGGCATCGTCCACGGATCCCGATAACCTAACGACTCAAGCGTGTCGTCCGCGGAAGTAGTGAGCATTGTCGGCAATTCAATGTGGAACATCGACTGCAGATCCTGCTGTAATTGATTGAGATCGAAACCAACCACAGTCGCGCCAGGATGCTTTGAATCGGCCGCGCCTTTGAGTGGTCGCGTGTTGTACATGTAGCGATGCAGTTTTCGCATCGTCTCATGCTTCGCGAAATTTAGCACCCGATTGAGCGCGCCTTTGAATTTGCTCTTCAGATTCTTTCGGGTCCGCTCGTACGGAGTCGCTTCTCCACATATGATGCGAATGAGCGCGCGACTCTGCTGCGCCGGCAAAGTTGAGAGTGCGAGGATCGTGCGCGCGTTCATGGATTAGGTGGTGTGCCTGGAACCGTGGTTGTTGGATCGGTCCGCATATCGAATTGCTGTACACTTCCCCATTGGCCGAATTGCCGTGAAGTGTCCGGGACACTAGCTTGAGTAATCGCGGTCAAGCTCTTGGCTATGTCTCGCAAATGCGCCATCGCGGCATCGAATTCTTTTTGGCGGACCGGGGTGATCAAAGTCCCGGTAGGTTCTTGCGCGAGATAATTGTATCGACCGATCGCGAGAACGTCATCTTTGCATTCCGGCGGAACTGATGGTGCCGCTTCAACAATGTTCCCTCCGCCGGCGACATATCCGCGCGCGAGATTCGAAGCGGACTGAACGCAGCTATCGAGATCTTGCAGGGGCGCGATGCCCTGCATGATAGTCGTTTCGGTGTCCAGCAACCTTATGTCGTCGCCTGTGAGTATTATCCAGTTTGGCATTTCTCGAACACTCCCATGTCCCATCCGCCATTGCTTTTGTCGGCTTTGATTTCTTCCGTGAATTTCCAACCGGGACGTTTATTGGCTAGCAATCCCAAATCATAACAAGCACCGCGGACGTTTATCCCTCCGGTGCAATGCGGTTGGTGTAGTCCGATCTGGTCCTCGCCGATGTCGTGCATCAAGATGATTCCGCCATCAACCATCCATGCTTCCAACGCGATGAAATCCAGGATGACACAAGGTTTCCCATGGCAACCGTCGATCAATGCGAAATGAATCGGTTCCTGCCAAAGCTCAGTGAGAAAACTTTGGCTATCTTTGAAATAGACAGTGACCTGATTCCATCGCGGCCGTTGGACGTTTCCATTAGGCGAAACGAATTCGAGATCCAGATAACGTCGCGCCATTATCTCCTCAGTCCTCTGCTGATTAAAGGAATAACCATTTGCTAATTCGACGCCGATGGCGCGCCATCGTTTGCAGTTGCCTTTGAGAAGTTGAGCGATCGCCGAAAGAGTCACTCCTTCAGCAACGCCGATCTCGACGTATGTGATCTCATCAAATTGACCGGTGATGCTTTTGGCAATCCGTTCGAGTTTGTCTTCCATTCCGTTCATACCCCATCCAAAAGCTGTCATGCTGCTATTTCCTCCTGCGGATTTAAAAATTGAAGCGCGAACTGCGCGACCTCTTCAGGCATCGTCCGATAAAGCTCCATGCAACCGGAGTCACAAGAGGCGCGGAATCCGCCGGCCGGAAGACAATGACATCCGGCGCATGGAGCAAATTTTTTTCGATAGCAAATCACTTCCGGCAAATAGCTATAGATCCGCTCCGTGGTCGCGCCCATGATCGCAATGGTGCGAGTCCCGATCGTGCCGGCGAGATGCGCCGGCCCGGAATCACAACCGATCACAAGTTTTGAGGATTGTATCGCGGCAGCGATGTAATCCCACGATTGCCCGACGAT